TAAGCTTCTCTTCCTCACGGGCCACAAGCCCTCCCAGCGTAACTCCATCATCCGCCACGCTTGGCGCTATTTCGAGCGCACTGGCGAACGCGATGGCTTCGGCGCAGCGTGGATTTCACGCTCTGGCAAGCTCGCCCACATCCGGTCCTCCACGCCTCTCCTCACCAATCGCCTCACCGACTGGTCGGACGGCTGGTATGACCAAGTGGGCTACAACGAGCCCTCGGACGGCTCCGCCCTCATCATTCACGGGCGAAAGGCCACTTGCGGCAAGTCCCTCGACAACACCCATCCAATGCTGGACGTAGAGCAAGCTCTCGTCCATAACGGCATCGTCGAGTCCGACCGCTACAAGAACTCGTCCACCACCTGCGACTCGGAACTTCTCCTCCGCGCCATGCAGGACAAGGGCACGGCAGGCCTTGCCTCCATCGAAGGCTACTTCGCCTTCGCCCTCCTCGATGCCAAAGCCAAGCGCCTCACCATCGTCAAGGACGACCAAGCCAGCCTAGTCTCCGCCCGCATCCCGGGCTACGGCTACGCCTTCGGCACCACTAGGGAAGCCGTAGCTTGCGCCACGCCACTCGACTGCTCACCCGTCAAGGACTTCACCGCCCTTGAATGGTCCACCCGCAAGCCCAACCGGCCCTTGTCCATCTCCTCCTTCGTCAAGAAGGAGAAGGTATACATTGCGCCCAAGTCCACCAACTGGCGCTCCGCCAAGGAATACTACGGCTCCATCGAGCACGCCAACTCGTCCCCCTCCCACCACAACGCCGCGTCCTATCAGGACCTCTTCGGATCATGAAGCATATGCTTGGCGGATTTGCCGACTTCGCCCTCGGCGCTCTCGCAGCCCTGCTAGCCATCTGTAGCGTTCTGCTCTATCTCATCCTCTACGGCGGGCCTGATAAGCCCACCCGACCCAAGCCCAAAAAGGGGTACGAGGACCCCGGGAGATAGGTTGACACCCTAACGCATCCCTCGCACACGCAAGCCCTAGGCTCACCCCCTAGGGCTTTTTTGTTGTGCCGTTGCACGCATTTAGGCTTCAACTATGTGCCTAGGGGCCAGCCCCTAGGCCCTTGGATCAGAACGCTGCCAAGCCAGCCGATGGATCGCACGCGCCCCTCAGAAGGGGCCTCGGCTCAAAGACCCCGGGCGAATCTAGAACACGGCCAAGCCGTCGTCCAATCACCTGTACAACTCGTCCTACTTCGCTCGCGTCACCCGGGGTAACGGCGAACTCAGCAGGGGGGGGGAGGGGGTCGGGCTTCGCCCGTGGGTTCCAGAACTATTGGGTCAATCCGACCTTTAAACTTTTTTACAAACGCTTCCTGTAACTGAATGGTATTCAGGGACGGGGCAGAAGGGTGGAAAGTTACACGAAGAACGAAGATTTTTTAAAAAAGTCCTATTATGGGCCTGCCTGTCCCGGATTGACAGGTATGGGGAATAGTCCCCATATGGGGGTATGAGCGAACGAGCTGCCATCAGGAAGGAAGTGGCTAGGGCCATAGTGGCTGCTGGGGAGAATGGCCGTAGCATTGAGGCGCGTCAGCCTGAGCGGGCGGCTAGGTTGTTGGAGCTGATGGCCGAGGGGAAGAGCTGGAAGAGCATTGTGCGTGAGGAGAACGTGGATTGGTACACGCTGGTGGGGCTTAGGTCCCGGCATAAGGGCTTGATAGACAAGAGGAAGGAGATTGTGGCACAGGATGCAATGGAGCTGATTGAGGGCGCGAGAATGCTCCAGCAGGAGAAGATGAAGATGCTAGCTGAGGACGACAAGATGTTGGCTCGTACCAACTTACGTGATTTGGCGATGAGCTATGGCATCTATGCGGACAAGTTCTTTATGGCGACGGAGGGGAACAGGGTGACGGTGGAGCACAAGAGTAGTGCCCCTAGCTTGGAGGATGCGATGAAGGCTATTGAGGAGGCTAAGGCCAAGCTGAAGGAGAGCAGCATTGAGGTGGTGACGAAACCTGTGGAGGGTGTATGAGAGTCTCTTGGCTTCCCTGCAATAGGCCCAGCCTTGGCATTTGGATTACCAAGGCGATAGTTACGTCGTCTTGGACGGATGTGTCTACGGGCAAGCGCCATTACGGTCAGTATTCCTTTACGGGGGGTGGCTACTGGTCGTGCACCATAGGCTTCTGGTGCTGGAAGCTGGAGATACGCCAAGGAAAGTGAGCTTTCCTTTAACTACGATTTTCGGCATTAAAGAAAACGAGGCTTTCCTTTACTAATGGCCCTAGTCTGGGAACCGCACGAGGTCTTAAAGCCGCCGACTGACGAGGAGTTGGCGGCAATGAAGCCGGAGGATGTCCTCAAGCTTCACGAGGTCTACCATTCAGCCATTGCGAACAGCAAGCGGGACCCGTACAGGTATGGCTGGAAGCTGCCCCATTGGAAGGATGCAGAGGAGCTGCTGACGGTGCATTCCGAGCTGCTGGTGAGCGGGGGCAATCGGAGCGGGAAGACGAGCTGGGCGGCCCACGCCGTAGTGAAGGCGGCGGTGGAGAACCCGGGGTCGGTCATAATGTGCTTTGCCCAGAATGCGGATGTGTCCATCCGACAGCAGCAGAGTGCGGTGTACGACGCCCTGCCCGAGGAGTTTAAGACCAAGGTGCTGGGGACGGAGGAGAACGTGTCCTACACCCGCAAGAACGGGTTCTCCAAGTCCAGCCTCATCCTGCCCGTCAGCAAGAGCTCGATCATATTCAAGACTTATGCCCAATTCCTTAACAACGACACAATCCTTGAGGGTGCTGAGCTTGGTAGCCGGAGTCCTAGCTGGCTTAACATTGGCGCTTGGTGTGACGAATATCTCGTCGGCCCGGAGCTCCTTGGGACTCTTCGTTTTCGCCTCGCTACTCGCAACAGCAAGCTGGTCGTTACTTTTACACCTATCGACGGATACACCGAGGTTGTCCGAGACTACGTGCAGGGAGCGGAAACCTTCCGATCTAAGCCCGCCGAGCTTCTGGGTGGCCGGAGCGTCCCATACCTACAGCGTTCAAGGAACCGGGATGCAGGCATCATCTACTTCCACAGTAGGGACAACCCCTTCGGTGGTTACGACCGTATCGCCAAGGACCTAGCGAACAGGCCGGAGCCGGAAATCCTCACCCGTGCCTACGGCATAGCGACCAAGTCGCTGTCCACTCGCTTTCCCAACTTCAGCCGGGAAGTGAACGTGGTGGAGCACAAGTCGATCAACCTGAAGGGTACGACCAAGTATCTCATCCTAGACCCTGCTGGCCGGAAGAACTGGTTTATGGCGTGGGTGGCGGTGGATGAGTCGGATACGTGGTGGGTTTATCGGGAGTGGCCGGACATCAACGTGGGCGACTGGGCTAAGTGGCAGGGCGGCAAGTGGGTGGGCGCGGAAGGGTCCAAGGGCCTTGGTTACGGGATACGTGACTACGTTGACCTCATCACCGGGATGGAGGCCGAAACGGGGGACGCCATCTTTGAGCGGCTGATTGACCCCCGCCTTGGTGCTGCCAGATATCAGACACAAACCGGCGTATCGTCCGTTATTGCTGACCTTGAGGATGCCGGGTTGGTGTTTATGCCTGCCCCGGGGTTGGACATCGAGGAGGGCTTGCAGGCCATCCAGACGAAGCTGGCCTACAACCGGAAGGCCCCGATGGACGCCCTCAACCGCCCGCACCTGTACATCTCAGACCGCTGCGAGAACATCATCCAAGCCTTTCAGGAGTATACGGCGGAAGGTGGGTTGGATGAGGCGTGGAAAGACCCGATTGACGTTCTCCGCTACGCCGCCGTGGCCGACATTCGTTACATAGCCCCCGGCCAGATGGCCACTACCAGACCTAAAAATGCCTACTACTGAGATTCCATTTGCCGATTTGGCCAAGGAACTGAAGATTACTAAGTTCCAGCTAGCCAAGATTAGGGACGAGAAGCTGTCCGACAAGGACTGGAAGCTGGTGAAGGGACGGCAATACTTCACAGAGGAAGGTGCCGACAAGGTGCGCCTTGCCGTGGCCGTGCCCTTGGCGGTGCCCAAGCGGCTGCTGATGCGGGCCCTGAAGGCTGCTCCCAACCCGCATTGGCTGTATTGCATCCCCGAGAAGGGCTTGGGCGACAAGGTGTTGGTGGCCGTCAAACCGAGCTGGTGTGATAGGCTGGTGGGCAAGCTAATCAACGTAGATGTCATCGAAGACGCCAATGGCGGCAAAACCTACCGGCACGAAGCCCTCGGAGGAAAGTGACCTGTCACTTTGCCCTGAGTGGCAGGCTGAGCAGGTGGATCGGCTGTTGGGCTTTGAAATCCTGACGCGAGCGTTGTCAGCCTGCTACCAGCCCGTCTCTCCTGAGCGGCTGGGCGACAAGCTTGGGGTGGGCAAGGGTTTCTCTAATCGCATCATCGTAGACATTAAGCGCAGGTATTCCTATGGAAAATGACACTCAAGAGGCCTTGACGTATGTAAGCGCCAAGCCCGACGTGCTTGCGCTGAAGAATGCCTACGACCGCACGGTGAACGATTTGGCGTGGTATCTGTCGTCCACCCGCGACAGCTATGACTACCGACGCAACATCTGGCCGAACAAAGCAAAAGACCTGCGTAAGTGGGGCCCGGACGCCTTCCCCTTTGAAGGAGCCTCGGACACGGAGGTGCCCCTCATTGACCAGTTTATCAACACTTACGTTGCGCTGTGTATGTCGGCGCTGTCGCGGGCAAACATCCGCGCCTACCCGGTAGAGCTGGGCGACCTTCAGCGGGCTCGGGTTACTTCGGCCTTCCTGAAGTGGATGGTGGCGGCGTACATCCCTGACTTCAAGCGTCAGATGGAGCTGGGGGCCAACTACCTCTTTGAGCGTGGCATTATGGTGAGCTACGTGGGGTGGCAGAAGGAGGACCGCACGTTCCGTCAGCGGGTGGAGCTGGCGCAGATTGCTCAGGCCAGTCCCGACTTGGCCAGCCTCATCATTGAGGGCAAGGCTGACGACCAGATTGCCATCCTGCTCACCCAGCAGTTTAAGGGCGTAACGGAGAAGCAGGCCAAGGTGGCGGTGAAGGAGCTGCGTAAGACGGGCACGACGGAGCTGTCCGTGGTGCGGCAGTCGGTGAATGGCCCGGTGGTGAACGCCCTAGCCCCTGACGGGGATGTGTTCTTCCCGGCCTACACCACCGACTACCAGAAGGCGCCGTATTGCTTCCTGCGCGTCCTGATGTCGGCCCAGCAGCTTGAGAACAAGGTGGCGACGGAGGGATGGGACTCCGACTGGGTGGACAACGTGCTGGCTCAGCAGCCCGTCTCAATCGATCTCACCGACCCCCGTACCAACACGGAGACCAATCGCTCGGCCCAGCAGATGACCAACGAGCTGTACGAGGTCATCTACGCCTACCAGCGGATGGTGAAGCGGGAGGATGGCTCGCAGGGCATCTACTGCACGGTGTTCAACCAGAAGTGGACGGGCCGGGATGGTGAGCCCAAGTATGCCAAGTTTGAGCTCCTGAACGGCTATGACGACTATCCTTTTGTCGTCACCAAGCTGTTTGAGGACAACAAGCGCCTGTACGAGCTGGCGACGGTGCCGGAGATGCTGCGTGGCCTGCAATGGGCCATCAAGGGCGAGCGGGACAGCCGTTCCGACCGCAACAGTATGGCGACCATCCCGCCGCTGCTCTACCCCGTGACGGGTCAGCCGCCCACGGACTACGGTCCAGCGGCCCGCATCCCCTACCGGCGGATGGGGGAGATTCAGTTTGGGCCTACGCCCCCGTACAACCCGGGCAGCGTGGAGCTGGAACAGACGATGCTCCAGCAGGCGAACACGATGATGGGCTTGGATCACGAGAATCCGATGTCCCGCATCCGTCAGCAGCACTTCGTGGACAAGTTTTTGCACCACGTTCGTGATGTCATCCGGCTGGCCTTCAAGTGCTACCAGCGGTTTGGCCCTGAACAGGTGTTCTTCCGCGTCACGGGCGTGTCCGATCCCCAGCGCTTCAGCCGTGGCGACCCGAACGAGAACTTCGACATCGTGGTCAACTACGATGTGTTGGCCGCTGATCCCGAGAATCTCGAAACCCAGCTCAACCAGTTTGTGAGCTTGGTCCAATTCGACCGGAATGGCCGCATCAATATGGACCGGATGCTGGAAGTGATGGCCTCAGCCGTCAATCCGGTGCTGGCCGATGCCGTTCTCCAGCCTGCCGAGGAGGCCCAGCAGCAGATCGTCAAGCAGGTGACTGACGACCTGTCCAAGATTTACGCTGGCATCGAGGTGGGGGCTCGCCCAAATGGCGCTCAGGTGGCGATGCAAACCATCCAGCAGTATTTGCAGCAGCCGGACGTTGGTCAGCGCTTCCAGCAGGACAAGCCGTTCCAAGACCGGCTCAACAAGTATATGCAGCAGTACCAATTCCAGATGCAGCAGATGCAGAACGCCCAGATTGGGCGGATTGGTACGGCTCCCGCCCAGATGGGCGAGGTGAGCACGCAGGGCCTTAGCGCCTGAGCGCTTCCCAGCGTTCCTTAGCGACCTTGTAGTTGGACCGCTCCAGTATGTCGTTCAGGGTGCAGATGCGCCCAGCGATCTGCTGGAGCATTTCCGTGGGCCGGTCTTCAAGGTTGGCGATCCAATGCTCGCGGGCGTCGTGCAAGGAGGTCAGAAACTCAAGGAAGTGCTCGTTGTTCTGAAGGATTTCTAGGGACTTAGGGCTCATAAAGGTATGCCCAAGCGGGGCTCCAACCCGCATCTTCGCCACACCCCCGATTGGCCATTCTCCGGCTGTTGGAGCCGGAAGTCCGGTGGGTCGCTAGCGTCCTAGCAGGCGAAATGCTATGCTTTGCACCATTGGGCGCCTCCTACGAGGCAGGCGCAAAATGGCGGAGGATGACCAATTAAGTCAAGTACGGAAAAGCTATGCTAGCATCCGCCCCATCGCAGTCGCCAAGGCGCAAAGATGGCGGATGAAATATGTCAGAAGTCGTAACGTCCGACGCGGGGGACGCTAAACCTGCCGTGGAAACCAACAAGCCAATGACGGACAAGGATTTCCTGTCCTCCCGTATTGCCAAGCTTACTGGCAAGCAGCCCCCCGCTGCTCCCAAAGAGCCTGAATCGGTTCCTCCGAAGGAGCCCGAAGCCAAGGAGCCCCCGCAAGAGGGCGAACCCAAGGCCGAGGCCGCTCCCCAGAAGGAAGTTCTTTCAAAGGAAATTGAGGACCTCACAGATGAGGAGATCGCTGAGCTTGCCCAAAAGGGCAAGAGCGGGTTGCTCAAGCGGATTGCTGAGCTCACGGCCAAGCGCAAGCTAGCCGAGGAGAAGGCAGCCGCGCTGGAGTCTGCCATTGTGCAGGCTCGGCAGCAACTCCCTGACGCCAAGGTTGAGGACAACCCCTACGAGTCGATTGCTACCGTCGAAGACCTTCAGAAACAGAAGGAAGAGGTGGATAGCTTCGTCGAGTCGGCAGAGGACATCCTTTTCAAGGCGGAGGACTTTGGCCCCAACGACGTTGTTTACACAGCGGAAGACGGCAAGGAGTGGACCAAGGTGCAGGTGCGCGAGATGCTCCGAAACGCCCGTCGTCGCCAGACCAAATACATCCCGGCGCAGTACAAGGAGCTCCAGCTCCGAGCACAGCGTCAGGGAATGGAACAGCAGTTCAAGACCTTGGCCAAAACCGAGCTGTCTTGGATGGATGGCGAAGACAACGATGTGAGGAAGCGGTATGAGGCGATGGTCAATGACCCCCGCCTGCAACAGGCCAAGCGTCTTGTGCCTGAGATTGCCCCGCAGATTGAGTATCTGGTGGCTCACGCCGCCAACTCCATCTACGGGCGCCGCGAGCTGCCAATGGACGGTAAGTCCAAGGGCGTAACGCTTAATCCTCCCTCGTCCCCCGCCTCCACGGCGGCTGCCCCGGAGCGTCCTGAAAACCGCTTCGACCGGCAGCTCAAGGACATTGAAAGCCGATACAAACAAACAGGAAGCGCCAACGACTTCATCGCCCTCCGTGCAGCTCAACTCTCGAAACGTAAATCCTAATTAGTTATGTCGTTCTCCAACACCTACGATACCACCTCGCCCGGCAGCGCGGCCCTCAACCGTGAGGACCTCCACGATGCCATTAGCACGCTGGCTCCCAGCGAAACGCCGCTCCTCAGCTCCGCTGACAAGTTCAAGTGCAACGCCACCTTCGTTGAGTGGGGCGTGGACAAGCTGTCCGCTCCCGTCACCACGGCGGTGAGCGAAGGCGCTGATGTCACCGACTTCGACGACAAGTTTGATTCCGTGGCCCGCCTTGGCAACTACGTCCACAAGCGGCGCCGGTCCTTCCGCGTGTCCGATCTCCAGCAGGCCGTCTCCTCGGTTGGCCCGCAGGACATCGCCCGTGCGGAGATGAAGGCCGTCAAGGAGCTGAAGCGTGACGTTGAAACCGTCCTCCTCGGCACGCAGGATCGTGCGGCTGAGAACGGTGGCGGCACGGCCTACACGATGCGCGGCCTCGGTGACTGGATTGACTCGGCTGGTCCTGCGGATGTCCCTTCGGACTACCGCACCCCGGCTGGCTCCATCCACAGCTCGGGCACGTTCAACGAGACGGTGCTGAACAACCTCATCACCTCCATCTACCGCCAGAACGGTTCGACCAACAGCCTCACGCTGCTGGCTGACACCGCCCTGCGCCGGGTGGTGACCGACTTCGCCCGTGCGGACGCCACCACCGGCGCCCTCCGTCAGTACAACGCCAACAGCTCGTCCGGCCTCATCAAGCTGGCGGTTGGTCAGTACCAGTCGGATCACGGCATTGTCACCATCGTGGATATGAATCCCGACACCGCGCCGGACACCACCAACAAGGACACCGGCTACCTCATCAACCCCGACTTCTACGCGGTGGGTGAGCTCATCCCGCTCGGCTCTACCCGCCTGCCGAACCTCGGCGGTGGCGAGCGTGGCTACGTTGACTGGACCGGCACCCTCAAGGTGGCGCATCCTGCCGCTCACGGCAAGATCACCGTCCTCAGCTAAACCCTAACCAAGGAGACATCACAATGGCTAAAGTTACTGTTAACGAGCTGGGCGGCTTCACGGACTACGTTCGTCTGGACTACAATGATCTGATCGCCATCGGCAACGGTGGTAGTCGCGTCATTGCCAAACTTCCCGCCCATTCGGCGGTGGAGCTGGCGGCGGTCGCCAACACGGTGGACATCGCGGGCTCCAGCACGCTGGTGATCGACGTTGGCACCACCTCCGGTGACCCGGACGAGTTCATCGACGCCCTCGATGTGGACGCGATGACGGTTCCGGTGTTCAACACGGGTGACCAGTTCACCTCCGGCTACAGCAAGGCGGTCAAGGCCGTTACGTCTGAGACGGATGTGCTGGTCAAGGTGACCGACTCCGCTGTTGCGTCGCTGACGGCTGGCGAGATCATCATCGCCCTTCGCGTCATCGACCTGTCGAAGTTCAGCTAAGACCACACTCGGCTGATAGAATGGGGGCGCATCCTAGGTGGGTGCGCCTCCTTTTTTATGCACATCATCACCAAGCTGCCCGGGGAAGGGGCTGTGAAGGACGCCCTGATCCGCGAGATTCGCACGGGCTTTGAGCTCATCAAGGTGAACGAGAAGAAGGAGGAGGTCCTTGCGGCTCACGAGGCTAGCCGTTGGAAGGGCCACAAGACGATTCCGGGGCTGGGCAAGGCCGTGGCGTTCTATCCGGCTGACGAATACTTCCGCCTCATCAACAAGTATGGACGGCACGAAGTGAACAGCAAGGAGTTCATTCGCTACCACCAGAAGAAGTTCCCCCATCTCTGTCCCAATAAGGTGTAATGACTACCGACACTTACGGCAATCTGCTGGAGTTGGTGAAGGCCCTGTCAGGCAACACCGCCCTGACAACTGAGGAAAACTCCCTAGTCAACCAGTTTATCAACCGGCGCATCTACAATGCCTACCGGCGGATCAACTACTGGCCCCGCTATCTGGTGCTGGGTGAGGCGCGGGCGGTGAGTGGTGGGTCGGTGCCCTTCACGCAGGCCACCCTCAACCCGATTGGCAGCTTCCTCCGCATCTACGACGAGGCCCCGTATGGCACGTACAGCGTGACGGAGCTGACGTACAACGTCACTTCGGACGGGGCCGACATCGTGTCCCCGCCTGATGGGCTGGACACGGTGTACGTGGACTACAAGAAGCGGTGGGACGGGCCCTACAATTCCACCACCAACTCCCTCGTCCCGATGGAGTTCTTCCACTATGCCGCTCACGGCGCCTTTGCCGATTTTCTGCGGTATGATGGGCAGAACGAAAAGGCTGCTGCCGAAGAGGGGTATGCCGAGTCCCTTCTTGTGCTAGAATTGGAGGATGTGATGAACCAGCGTAATTTCAATACGGCTGGGAAGCGCATCCGTTCTCACCAGACAACGCAATCACGCCACTCTTCAACCCGCTAAGCTATGGCCAACGCCCGCATCGTCAACACGCCCTCGCAGGCGATTCCCCAGAACAGCACGACGCACGCCCAGAACACGATTAGTTCGACGGCGGAGGCGGTTGTTGACTTCACCCTCAATGCCTCCACGACGCACGTTCTGGTGCAGTTCAATGGGGCGGCGGCGCGGGTGACGTTGGATGGCGTGACCAATCCGACGACCACCAAGGGCTTCCTCTACAACGACGGGGCGACGGCCTATTGGCCCCGGCAGACGGCCATTGCGGCCAAGGCTATCCGTGCGGCGGGTACGGATGTGGTGGCTGAGATTCAGGAGCTGAACTACCTGTGACCGTCTTTGAGACCAGTTTGCTGGCGAAGTCTGATGGGCTCTATCGCGGGATGACGCCCATTGTGGCTGATCGCACGT